ATGAAACACTCTAATTCATTCGCTCCTAGAGATTGGTCATTGACCTTTGGGATAAGATTTTGGATGTCCTTAAAGAGATCCTTGTTAAACTTTTCCCTATATTTTTTTACTGTTGTGGCAGTTGCTTTAAAGCCGACTTCTCTGCCATTTATGCTTATGATTTTCTCCATATTTTTTTTATGCTGATGGTTCAGTTACTGCCGTAAACCAATTGGCATAAGCAGTTGCACCCTGTGGGCATCTAGCCTTGACTAACTGATCGTTGATTCTCGGCATTGCCGTAATCGTGATGGATTCGGTCTGTGGTTCGATGCTTTCTTCCTTGGTGCTTCCGTTCGTTGCCGGTCTTGATGCGACACATCTGTACATACAATGTTTCGTTGCTGATTCATCACCTTCAAATTGGAACAGAAGAGCGAACTCTTTCTGCACATCGTTTGCGTGTTCAAGGTACATACCTTTTGTATCAAGGACTTCGCCAAGAACATCAGTTCTAAATGAATCAGGCAATAAGGCTAATTCTAAATCGCCCTGATATCCGTTGTTTGCGTTTGATGTGAAATAAGCGATGTTGTCAGCATAGAAAGTATTGGTATCGCCCTGTGCTTCCAAGGACAGAGAAACTGCACCAGGAAGTGCGACAGGTGTTTCATAGGTCAATACTCCTGCACCATCATCGGTGGCAACTGCATAATAGCATTTGGAAATGCCGTACTTGATTTTGTTTGCCATATGACTCCTTTATTCAGTAATTACTTGAGTTACATAAGATATTTGATACAAGTTCTCCTGTCTTATGTATGTTTCTGTTTTTTCATAAAAAAAGCCATTCTCATTAAGAACGGCTTCGATAGTTTGCTCAAGAGCAAAGTCTTTGGTGCTTTCATACAGTTCTATGTTTAAGGTATCAATTGAAACATAGTTTGTATTGTCAGCACCAAAGTCATCGTTGTTAGGATAATTGAATACGATATAAGGTGCTTGTGGTGCTTCGTTGTTTGGAAACGAGTCATAGACAAAAGGCAAACCGATGCTTTCAATCATTGATGCTACTTCTTGAAATGTCATTGTAATCTCCTTTTGATCTCTTCCTCTAGCTTCTTTTGTGCTTCGTTATTAACTTCTTCGATATGAGGAAAAGCCTGAACACTCTGTCCTGTATCTTTTCCCCATAGCCACTTTGCATGACCACTCTCTAACAGATGCGTGAGCATATATACTTTGTTGTGAACAATGGCTTCCAAACTGTAACGAGTTTGGTTGAAAGTAATAGTCCAACCTTTTCTATATTCGCCCTTTTTTCCGTTCTTGAATGATCCGGCAACATGAAGTTGTTCCTCGGCTTCAAAAGCCGTTTCCATCACAACTTTGCTACTTTCATCTTCAACCTCTTGTGCATAGTCTTTAGTGATTTTCATCACTTCACTTGCGAAGTTGTTGAAGTTTACCTTTTTACTCATTGCCTTTGCGTAACTCGGTGTATAGTTCTACCTCATCAACAGAACGATTGTAGGTGCGATATATCGTGTACTGTTTATCGTTGTACTCGATAATCTTTTCACCTGTATAGTCAAATTGGAACATGGTGAATCTGTATTGAGGATTCAACCCATTCCTACCACCTTCAAACCATTCTTGCGAGGTTACCGAAGTAACATTCACATAGACAGGATGTCTTGTTGTGGTTTTATCCATTGCACCATACTCGTTCTTTGTATAGGACTCTACTACCAAATAGGCTAACTCCGATCTATTCATCGTTGCCCCAATTTGTATAGCCTGTTGCCATCTGCAACTGTGCCTTTTGTTCATCGTAACTTGCTTTAAGTCTGTCTTTGCCTTCGGCATCACCGAAATGGTATTTGCAATAGGTACATACTGCACGAATGATTAACGCATCCGTAACATTTTCTATTGTGTACTCATTGACTCCGGCAATCTTCAAATCCAACAGACAGGCTTTGATCAAGTCTTCGATTTCACTATCAAAGGCATCAGTCACGATACGCAAGGCGAGTTTAACTTTTTGTAATATCGTATTCATAACTTCTCCTTTGGAAGAAAAGGCGAAGAATTTACTTCGCCTTTCTAGTTGTTCTCTTTTTGACTTCAGGTATTTCTCTTGCTTCGGTTTCGATAGCACCCATACGTTTGAGTCTTTCGTACTCCTGTTGGGTTACTTCGACTTCACCTGACAAGCAATTCACCCTGATCGGTCTTGTGATTTTTACTTTCATTTTGCTCCTTTATACGCATTGTAGAAATTTCGATCAACAACGTAGTGACCGACATGACCGCATTGAATGGATGGATCACAAACGATTTTAAAACCTAACTGCCTTGCTCTCCAACAGAAAGACAGGTCTTCGCCTACACCATTGATCGGTGAGAACATATTGCCGTATTCTGTGAAGACTTCAAGCAAGACTTTTGTAGGAACTAAAACACATCCAAAACCACATCCGGCTACCTCAAAAACATCTTGAGGATAGTCAATGCAATCACTCCATTCACATTTATCATCGCTGATTTCCAACTTCTCCATGAGAACAGGATGATATGGTGCAACTCTTCGGTAATAAACACCTGTGATGATGTCGCCCTTATCCCTGTCCTCGATCAGTCTTTCTAAAGTATCACTAGGGAAAACCATGTCACTATCGAACCACATGACATAATCAGCTTCAGCCTTGATTGCATTCAATGCCAAAGAATTTCTAGCATCGTACACAAGGCTACCCATTTGAAACGCAATGACACAATCTCCCACCTTGTTCAAGGTTGCGATGGATTGGGCAAACTGCGATGGCACTTGATCCATGCAAGGAACTGCGATAAGTATTTTCATGATTTTCCCTTTCTTTTGTTTATACCTTACTTCGTGACCTTAACGAATGCGTTCGGTGCAACGATGCCCAAACCGACATACTCTCTGCCCATGACTTCGATGAGATCCTGTTTCTTGAGAGAGAGATCATCGAACTTGAAGTCGATGCCCTGTCCGTTTGGATAGTTTGCCAAAGCACCATGGCCAAGGTCACCAACGATGGCATAGGTTTCGCCTGTGGTAGCCACAGAGAATGCCTTGATCGTGTTGTTGAACAGAACAGGCAGACCTTCAAAGATGTCAGCATTGAAGTTTCCATCATACTGTGCAGACTTGAACGCACCCCATGTTGCCTTATTCATCATGACAACAGGGTTCGATGCTTCATCGCTCAATAAAGCCATAGCAGATGCGATGGTTGCCTGACCGATGGTAGATGCGTTGAGAACAGGAACTGCAACTGCCGTAGCCGTTGAAGCAGTACCACAAGCCTCGATTAAAGCGATGATGAGATCAGCACACTTCTTGGCGATTCTGTATGCAAGTTCATCGTAAACGTAGTTTAAGAAATCCTCGCCCCTTAAATCGTAGACTTCATCGCTGATTTGTAAGACTTTCTTAATGCTCTGTGGGACAATGTTGACAGTACCTAAAACAAGGTTTTCAGGCGAGATCGCATTGCCACCTTCGGTATGAACTACTGCACCATCGGCAGAGATTTCAAAGCCAACCTTGAGGTTGCCCTTCATGCTTGTCTTACGGACAAGTGCCATGATTCCTTCACGATCCCATGCCGTTTTAACGATGTTGTAAACCATCTCTGGTACAGGAACAGTTCCACTTGCTACGTTCTCGGTCAGCAAGGCTCTGCATTCTGCATCGTTGCCACTCTTAACGTATTCAGCAAAGGCATCGATGTACTCTTTTGTGTTTCTGACTTCCATATTAGTCATTCTTCTTTCCTCTTCTTTCTCGATTACTGTGCCGATCTTTAAGGCATCTTCGGCTTCCTTTTTCCTCTGTTCGACTTCTGCCAGGATCTGTGCTTTTCTCTTCTCAAGTTCCTCGACTTCTGCCGTAAGAGAATCGATGTCGGCATCTTCACTCTTCAGCAGTTCTTCAATCTCTGCTGATCTCGTTTCGATGTCACTCATCTGCATTTCATCAATTTTCATCTTTCGACTCCTTTAATGCTTTCAGCCTTTCAACAAGATTCTCCTTCTTTTCCTCTAATGCTTTCCGTTCTTCCTCAAGGCGAATTCGCTCCGTTTCGATCTCATCGATTGCTCCATCGATGTGATTTCTTGCAGAAATTTCGGTAAAGTCATTAGCCGGAATTGATACGGCTGACACATCATACAGTTTGCCGATTGCCTTAATAGTCCTTAAGTAACCATAATCAGCTTCGGCAAGGTCATCATCGGTTACTGTAAAACCGAATGACATCTTGTTAATATAGCCACCTTTGATTTCTTCGTAAAGGTTTCTACCATTGGATGTACCACCTAAATAGGCTTCGACAAATAAGCCATGGTCATCTACTGTCAGTTTCAAAGTGTCATTTGACAAACGAGCAAACACATTTCCTTCGTGATCAAATTGCATGATGACATCGCTCTTGTCTGTGTTATCAAATGCGTTTCTTGAAACCTGTTCTTTTACAACTTTTCCATCACCGATGCTATATAAGGTATAAGGCTCATCGAATGTGGTGGCATAGCCTGTGACAGTATAATCGGTGTCCTCGGTGTCTTTGACCTCAAGGAGCATCTTTCTATACTCTCGACCTTGTTCAATTTTCTTCTTCATTGCTTCCGTCATTTACTGTTTCTCCTTCGGTGAGTTTGTACTCGCCCCTAATGTAAGCAACATCACCATTCGGCAATGGTGAGTAGTTAAATAATTCTCTTATCTCGTTGATTGTAAGGATTCCTCTATCACCCAAATCCCTAGCGACTTGGACTTTTGCCGTTTGGCTCATATATTGCAATCTGTTCGCATTGACATAAACATGATTGCCGAAACTTCTTTCCCTTTCGGTGTAGATTGCCCTACTCAATGCTTCGCTTAACGCAATCGCAAACGGCTCAATTGCACTATTGAAGAACGCATCCAATTCATCGCTTGTTGCTTTGCCTTGGATAATGTTTTCATTGACTCCAAAGTAGTCATAGACATTCTTTTGGATCAGTTCCATTTGGGCAGTATCTACGTTGTAGGGATTGGCTTCGATCTGCCGAATATCCGTATAGGTATTAGGGAACAGTAACAGACCGCCATTTTCACCACTCAAGTTTTCTCTTGAGAATCTCTGTCTTTCTTCGGCTAAATCATCAGGTGAAGTGAAGTTGGACACTCTTGCCATGAATCTGTAAGAAGCACTATTTTTAACGGCTTCTTTGATGCCCTGGTCTTGAATGGAGATAAGATCCATTGTGTTGTCTAATGCGTGATTGTTGTCACCAAAGAAATCGCTCTTGTACTGATGCTTATTAAGATAGGCACATCTGTCGAACTCTACGATTCCGTTTTGATTGTTTCTAAAGGTATAGCGAAGCCACAGTTTTTTATTCTTGTCTTCAATCAGTTTGACTTTCTCCGGCAAGACAGGGAAAAAACCAATGGTTTCTAAATACTCGTTTTGAACAGGCACAATAAATAGATTATTCGTACAATCCAATATCGTTGAACACCTTGCTAAAAACTGTGGATAGGTCATCCAATCATTGGGATTGTGTTTGATCCTTGCTTTTATGTTCGGTTGTGCTTCGCCCTGAAGTTCTACTTTTAACTTTGAAATATGTCTTGCTTTTGCTTCGATTGCCGACCTGACTAATGCATTCTCATAAATAGACCCATAGTGATTTGTAAAGATTGGCTCATACGCAGTAAGAAGTTTAAACTGTTCTGCGTTTTTTAACTTCTTCGGTTCTTCTTCTGTGCCGAATAGCCATTGAAATAAACCCATTCTTATCTCCTTTCATTGGCTAATTGTCTGCCAATCTCGTTCCAATATTTATCCCTCATGCACATCGCATCGAGCATGGATGCCATTCCATCAATGTGCATTCTCGGTTCAACTTTGATAAGTTGGCATCTATCGTTCTCTGCGTTGATCTTTAAAGCGGAGTTATAGAAGTGTGCCTTTAATAAATCGTTGTCACCGATGTTGATCTTGCCGTCTTTCATGTAGCCTTCCGTCAAATGGATGATCCCTGTCAAGTTAGTTCCTTGGTGGACATCATCTGTATGGAAACCGTAACTCTTTAAATCGCTCACAAGATATTGAGCGGAATATCGGTCATAGCCGATTTCTAAAACGTAGATCTTATATTTCTCAATAAGTTCTTTGCACCAACTGAAAACATCCTGATAATCGATGAAATTCTCACCTGACGGATAAAGGAATCCTCGCTGAATGAACGCTTTATAAGGAAGCCCATCTCTTGCGGTGGCTTCATCGATCTTGTTTGTCGGAAGCCAGAACCGAGCGAACGTGTTTATGATTCCATCTCGTTCGATCAGCAAGACTGCACACGAAAGGTCGGTCGTGCGAGATAAATCTATACCCATGACGGCATAGCAATCTTTGAAGTCATCTAATCTCAATGGCTTACTTACGCACTTCTCGATGGTCTGTGCATCCAACCACGCAACAGAGGAGTTCTGCTTGATGTTGCAATACTTCGTTAAGAACTCCGCTTTTTTTGAAAGGGAACCTTCTGCGATTGCGATCTCTTCCAACATATAATCGATGCTGACCGACACGCCAAGATTCGGCATCGATTTCTGCAACTCGTTTATGTCATTCCACTTGCTAACATCGTCGATTTGGTAAATAAAAGGTGCGAGTCTTGTTTCCTTGCTCGTACTGTTCAGGACTGCCGTTCCTCTTTTCAAAAGCTCATCGTATAAACCTTCCACATAGTTTGCGGTGCTGATCGAGAGGATCATCGGTTGTTTTCTTGCACCGAGGGCAGACTTTAAAACCTCATACTGTTTCAAACCCTGGTCGCCTTGCCATGCTGCAAACTCATCGCAAACAACTAGGTGAGGATTCAGGCCATCGCTTTTTTTGGCGTTGAATGCCAACGGCTGGATCGATGTGTTAAACGATTCGACATAAATGTCGGTTCTTCTCTTTTTCGATAGAGAATTAAGCTCCGGCTCTTGCCCTACCATCTGTACGAACGCATCATAGCAAAGCCGTGCTTGTTCTAGTTTTGGTGCACAGAAATAAATCCTCGCACCATACTCTCCGTCGCAAAAGGTTACATAATCAGCGATGGCAGCAGCGAGTAATGTTTTTCCACACTTCCGTCCTACTACTAGCAAGACTTCTCTAAACTGTCGCAGGCCGTTTTCATCAACGATCCCAAATATCACGGATATAAAAGCCTTCTGCCATAGTTCAAGTTTTACAAGGTTCGGTGCTAACTCGCCCTCGTGATGATGACAATAGTTCTCGATGTACTTGATCGCCTTGTCTGCTTTTTTCTTGTTGAAGTAGAAGGATTTATTTTGCATCCCCTTTACGATGTACTCATACCAATGTTTTATGTATTTTCCTGTGGTGATGCTTCCATCTGTTATCTTTTGGTAATACTCATAGATGCAGTTATTCATCTCTAAATTCTTTGAGGAATTTTTCGATCTTTGACTGTTGTTCATCTCCGTTTTCATCGTTTGTCAGCTGTTTCAAAATGCTCATTAAAGTGCCGACCGTTCCATTTGCAGCCGTTGCCGTTTTGTTGTATTCGGTGATTGCCGGATTTGTGTAGACATTCTTTCTGCCTTTGACATACTCCTTGGAAACAGTCGCACCTAACTCGTTTATTTCTTTTTCTAGATCGTTTAGGATCTTCATCTGTACTTGGTATCGTTTAAAGGTAGTAACAAAAAAGAAGTTCGTTTGAACTCCTTTTTCTTCTGCCTGTGCCAATACTTCATTGGCTTGTTCTTGAAGTGTTAGTTTTGCCATCAGTACAGACCCCACTCGGCAAATTTTTCAAAACCGCCTATGCTCTTGATGTACTCTCTTGCAATCTCAACGATTTCCGAATAAGGTCTGCCATCTACTTCATCATCACCAATTGCACAACAGAGTTTTACTTCCTTTCCTGTTTCCTGTGCTTTTAAGAATGCGTAAATATTCACGCTCACATCTGCCTTGGACAGATCCTTTCCGTGCAACCCACCGCCAGTTACGGAATCAGCCATATCCGATCCTAGTTTGCGGTTTGTTGCTCCGCTATCAACATTCGATCCGCCTGTCCATTCGCCCAATGGGTTGATGATGACTGTCTGCCCATTTCTTCGTATGTTGTGTTCGATGTAATCAGTAAGTTCTTCGTTCTTGGCATTGCTTTGGCACACTACGAGTTTCCCTTCGGCATCATCCAAGATGTATTTCCCATCAAATGGATATTCGCCATAAATCTCTCCGGCAATGTGGCTGATCCTGATTTGTTCAAGAGTAAGAGGAACACCCTTGAAGATTCCGTTGTCGCCACAACGTGGCTTTTCCGCTTGATTTTGTGCGAGGTGGTTGTCTTGTTCGACTACTTTTAAATCAAGCCGTAAATCGCCTGAAATCCGCCTTAGAATCGGTTTTACCTCTTCTTCGGTGATTGTTTCGGATGTTTCGACAATAATATGGCAATCGCCATGACCCAAAAGGACTTCAACCGCCACTTTTGGATTCTCACTTTTTTTATAACAAAGGTCTACGATCGCTCCTGCGATCCTGTCCGCCACCTTGTCTGGATGGCTTGGATTTACTTTTTCAATCATCGATCTTCACCGCTTTCTTTCCTGTGTATGTTTCCCATCTGTTAATAATCACATCTATATAGTGAGGATCTAGTTCGCACATATAACATTTTCTGTTTAATTGTTCACAGGCTATTAGTGTGCTACCACTACCGCCGAAACAATCAAGAACGCTGTCGTTTTCCTCTGAAAAATCCTTCAGTATGTCTGCGAGCATACCGACAGGCTTTTGTGTCGGATGTACTCTTGTTTTACCCTCTACTTCTCTGCTACCATCACGGCATAAGCCATTCCACAAGAAATGATATAACCTTACACCTTTATCAAAAGAAGTCCACGCCAATTCAGCATCAGCAAAATTTCCTGTGTTCTGCTTATCCCACACAATCCAACACCTTGACGGCGGCAAAAAGTCTGTGAAATAATTTCCGCCGAATATAATCTGATTTTCTGTACAAGTCAAAGCAACATCATAATTTGCCCTTGCCGTATCTGTTGTATCATCACCAATTATGGCAGAATAGGTTTTGCTCTTTACGATATTTCCACCGCCCACTTTTCCAAAAGCCTTATCTCCTCCAACCTTATTGCCTTTAACAACATCTATGCCATACGGAGGGTCTGTCAGAAGTAATTGAGCCTTTACCCCATCCATAAGACTATCAATGACATTTACATCTGTGCTGTCACCGCATATGAGCCTGTGGCCTCCAAGCTGATAAAGGTCACCTATCTTTGCTTTTGGTTCGACATTTTCGCTGAAATCATCCTCTATTACATCTGTAGTTTCTTCTTCGTTAAGCTCAAAGCCTGTGAGCGAAATATCGAAGTCTAAATCAGACAATTCCTCTAATTCTATCTGTATTTTGTCAAAATCCCACTCGCCCATCTCGGTCAGCCTGTTATCGGCCAAGATGTAGGCTTTCCTTTGCTGTTCTGTCAAACCTTCGATAAAAACACATGGAATCTTCTTGAGACCCAATTGTTTCGATGCAATAACCCTGCCATGTCCGGCAATGATGTTGAAATCTTTGTCGATCAGACAAGGCGAGATGAAACCGAACTCCTTTATTGACCTTTTTATCGCATCGATCTGGTCTTCGCCATGTATCTTTGCGTTTCTTTCATAAGGTCGGAGCAAATCGATGGAAACTTCTTGAACTCTGTCAATTTTCGCCATATTTCTCCTTATCTTTCCAAAAAACCGTGCGTAAATTCTTTGTCTAGTTTTTTTTACCTAGGGCAATCGGTCTTTTAGCACCCATCACCCATTTTCGATAATGGGGATCAAATCGGTGTAACTCTGCCCCACTCATCTATCTTATATCTTCTCTTTCTCGCTCCATGTTGTTGTCTGTGATGTTCCCTACATAAAGCAATGAGATTATCGTAGTTCAATGTCACATTAGGATCGTTGATGTTCTGCGGACTCAAATGAATCTTGTGGTGAACTTCTTCTGCCGGAGTTATCTTTCCTTCTTTCATACACAGTTCACAAAGTCCACCGACTTTCTTCATGTAAGAGTTTCGGCAATCTTGCCACCTTGTAGATTTATAAAATGTTTCTGCGTATTGTTTCATAAATATTAAAGGCGATGCAGAAAGGTAGACATCGCCTGTTAGAAAAAGAAAGAATCCCTCATCGAGATTCTTGTACAATAATACATTACTACTTATTTTATGTGATGCATCACAAAGTAATGGTTTTGGTGACTTCGATGCCGAAGTAGTGATCGCCCTTTTCTCTTTCTATCGAATCTTCTGTGACATACTTATATTCATTGACATATAAGAATAACACTTGCAATCCATCTAAATCAGCATTCCTTTTTAGTCTGCCTACTTTGTACCATTCGCCATTTACTTCAGCAAAGACTTGCTTTCCTTTGATTTCAAACGGCAATTCATAAGGCTCATACTTGTAGACCTTTTCATGATCGTAGTATTCTCTTAATTCTTTAGCACTGTTGGAGTATTCAGGATTCTCGTTTAAGTCATCCTTGACAAGTTTATATATCTTGTCTGCGTTCTCCGTATCGGCTAAATAGTTAATTTCTGTAATAGTACGAATGCTCGGTTTGGGTTCTTCTTTCTTTTTCTTGAATAGATTAAACATGATAATTACCTTTCTTTTAATCTAATCTTACCATTTATTTAATCTAACAGTAATCTTGTTTGTCCTATCCTCATATCTCGCATCCATTGTGCGTGCAGACAGTTTTCGGTGTTGGTACACCATTCAAGATTAGTAACTGAATTGTTCTGTTTGTTTCCATCAATGTGATTGATCTGTGGTTTGTTGCTTGGGTTCGGTATGAATGCTTCAGCAACTAGCCTGTGAACCTTGTAGTTCTTGCTTTTGCCATAGCGATAGAGTTTGACTCGCAAGTAACCTTTGTCCGTAACTTCTAGCTTACGGAATGTTTTGGTCTTCCTGTTGTAGACTCTGCCCCATGTGGTAATCTCATAGTCAGGACATCCGGCAATTGGTGCATAAATTTCTAATGTTATAGAATCACCTCACTTTCTGTTATAACTATACATTTAGAAATTGGTTGATGTGTCAACTCTTTTTCTCTGCCTATCGAATTACCTTTCTTGGCTATACTATACGATGTAAAACCATGTAATGTATTACAAGTTTTGCTTTAGACTTTTCCATCACGAACTCTGTAATAATTACATTTGTTCCAATGTTCGTAAATGTCATAGTAGTCTGCAACCTCATAGCCACATACAGGACAATAGGCAATATACTTTCTTGCACTCCATCCATCTATGGTCTTGCATGGTTTCGACATTGAAACTATCGGCAATACTTTGCATTTAGGACACACAACAAACTTTTTATAGTCTATTTCCTGTTTCTGTTCTGCCGGTTCTATCTCGTTCAATTCTTCCTTGAACTCTTCGGCATCGATTTCAAATAGTGACAATTGTTTCATAGTTCAATCTTTTTAAGTTCAAAGTTATCGTAGAAGATATAGATTTGCCATGGTGTAACGATCAATGAGAAATCTTTATCCTCACATAACTTGCATACATATCTCGACAGTTCTGCAATGTTATTTATGTTCAATTGGCTTTGTTTATCTCCTTCAAACTGCATGAACGAGTTATAAGAACTGACACCATGTGCTGATATAGAAACTTCAAGTGTTTTGTTTTTCTTTGGCACATGAGTCCAAAGCCTTAAACTGCATCCGGCAACAAAGAATTTTCCTTTGAAGACAGTATCTAATTTGTTGAACTCTTCGCAGATCCTGTCAGCAAACTTCCATTGTTGCTCTCGTTCTTCTTCGGCAAACAGAGATAATTGATGAATCATGACAACTCCTCATCGTTGTTCTCTTCATCTGCCGGTGTAACTGTGAGTAAACACACATTCCGTTTGTAAATATATGTCTTGCTATCTCCATCTGTGATTGTGATGTCATCGCCAAAAAAGACAACATCATCGACCATCCAACCTTGGTAACTTATTCCGCTGACTAGCCACACATCGACTCTATATTTCTTCATAAGAATTTCTCCGTTTCTCGTTTAATGTAATGCCATGCCCCATTGTAGGAATACCCATACTTTTCGCCCACGGCTCTGTATGTCTTTCCATGCACAAACACCTCAATTAGCATTTCCCTTAACGTTTTAGGCATCCTGTTCAGTACATCCTCTGTCTGCATGATCGCCAACTTCGTAAATTCAAGTTCCTTTTCTTTCTCGTTGTACTTGTCATATAACTCAAGCCGTTTTTCTTCGATTACAGAAGGATTTCCATGAACCATAACTGAATCATAGTGAACACCTTTTACACCGCCTAGATCGTAAATAATGAGGTCTAGTTGAGATTTAAGCGACTCTTCGCTATCCTTGAGTCTTTTTAAGTTGGCAAGGTTCGATGTGAATACCTTATAGTCCATCACGACACCATCCTATGCTATTCAGCCATAGAGTGAATATTTCGACATCGATACAGACATTTCCATCAATCTTGTTATGTCTGCGGAATCTTTTCAGACAGGTATAAGTGTTTATCTTTCTGTCCGTCCATTGCTTAAAGGTTTCCATGTCGGTTTGGGCATCTCGCCATTCGTGGCTCAAATTTCTCTGTATTTCATCAAACATACCTGACTACCTCGATAGAATAGTATTCTTTCGGTTTCCTGTGTGTTGTGCGAATGCTAGGATCAATGTAGGTGTTTATCTTGCAGTCGAATCCCAATTCGTACAGTTTCGGTAAATACTTTGCCGGATTCTTCTCGTTCCGCCCTAGAGCGAAGTTCCCATAGGTTTTTAAGTGCATCAGCATGGTTTCTTCATAAGTGGGTTCTTTCGATTCTTTCCTAGTGTATTTAGGACAGTAAGGAATGATGTCGAAGTCACTTAAATTCATATAGAGAACAAATTCACCTGTTTTCTTAAATGTGTACATTTTGTTTAGTCTTACATGATGCCACATAGTAGAACGAATACAATTAGCCGTAGTGTGATACCTCGATGCTAGATTATCTATAATGTCGCAGTCGATTTTCTTGTCTTCTAAATAGACATCATACAAAGCCATCTTCTTGAATCCGCTCATTTATGACTCCTGTCTAGTATTTCATCAACACAGACCTTTACGATATAAGCGATCATGCAGATTAACATTAGAACCATCAATACTGCACACATTCCTAATGCGACATGGAATGAAGCACGAAGTAACACCATAATCAATTCTGTAATCGCATCTATTAGATCAATTAGAATCTTCATTTCTCACTCTCCACTTATGAATCAGCTTGATATAAACCATTAAGACATCATGGTCTATTTCTCTGTTATAGAGCATTTCATATAACTCTTTTCTCAACCACTCGATGAAATCGTTATCTGTCATGTTCGTACCACTTTCTCTTTACAAGTTTTAATCCATCGATCATGCCGGAAATCTTCAACCAGGATTCTCTGTCCTCGTTTCTTTGAACCATGTCCTCTAAATCCTCTTCAAGGTCTTCAATCATCTCATCGATAAACGAGAATGGTACACATGGTTCAATCACTGAATAGCCTTTCAAGGGATTCCATAGGATTGCCCATCTGTTCATCGAAAGCCATCTTACTTTCTAACTGCCTTATTCTTTGGTCAATCGCATCGTGAGTCTTCTTATACTCACTAGGATCTATTAACCCTAATCTGTGCTGACTCTCGTTTAATAAGACTTGTTGCTTTATGCTTTTAATCTCCATGTAAAGTCCATCTTCCCAATATTTCTCTATGGGTTTTTCTTTCTTCTTAAATATCATTCTGTTTCTCCTGTTATCACATCTAAACAAGCATTCCAACCATCTGTGACCCCATACTCATAATCACCTCTGTAAACTGCATATATCTTTTGTGGTAATGGTCTTAACGGACACCACGAAGGTTTTTCTATGTCATCATCTTCGACATTCTTAAATGTGGCTTCACATTTGTTTCTTTCCTCGTAATAGCACGGACAATCATAGCAATCATTTGGTGTATCAATCACAAGAATCGACTTCATTTCCTATCCCTTCTAGTTTTTTCTTTCTTCCGTTTGTTGAGATCGCTTCGATCACAATCGTTTCCCCATAAATGCCATCATCACGAATTGTAATCAGGCATGGGATTCCGCCTAATCGGTTGTAGACTTCTTCAAGGTCTGTGAACTGTTTCACCATCATTAAACCTTTCTAGTTCCTCGCAACAGAGGTTTACAATCTCACGGATCTCTTCATACTGTTCAATCTGCTTTTTTATGTTTGAAGGTGTATGGATGCCCATATGCAGACAGTACAATGCGACAAGATCCCTTTGGTTAGTAGTCAGCACTTTCATCTTCCTTGTCCATTTCTGCACATCCTTGCTGATACAGGTCACGGAACTCTCTATAATTCACAAGCACCTTGTCTTCAGCTTCTTCCTCGTTGTGAGCAGTTACTGTGACATACATTGTCAGTTTGTAGTAGTAATCTCTCATGGCTATCTCCTAGTAGAACGGAAGTTCATCTTCATCAATCTGTACGGATTGAGTAGCACCGAATTTATCGGCATATGGTTTCATCTCTTCTGCAAACTTGTCCATCTCGGTGTACTTGCTATCGTTATGGATCAGTTCGTATTTGAAGACAGTAAGATTGATCTTGCCTTTGTATGCTCCATATTTCATTTCTTGGATGTCGATATCTGTGAAGACAAAATCGTTATCTCCGGCTTTCTTGTAAATCGGTTCTTCGCACTTTGCAAAATGTACGTTCATGAAAGCCTTGTCTTCCTTGTCTTTGTAGTTGGATGCACTTATGTACCATCCTTTGCCTTTGTTGAAAATTCTCTGTTTCATGCTCTTCCTTTCATCAGTTCCAATAACTCTTCTTCTTGTTCCTTGCTCATCTGTTGATTGGCAGATGGATCGTAAACAGGAACGGAGTTATATATATTCTTTAATGCTTTAGTTTCTTTAGTTTCTTGTTTGTTGTTAGTTGTTTGTTGATTGTCTGTTAGTTGTTTGTTAGATGGCTTGTTAGTTTGTTTGTTGCGACCTTGATATTCATCGTATTTAACTATGCAAATCAATGTATATTTGTTTGTTGATTTGATTGTTAATTCTTCGCCATCTAGGTGTCGCAGAATCGTACGGACACTTTGGATGCTTAATCCTGTGCCTTTTGCCAATGTTTCATAACTCGTTAACAGACAACCTCGCTCAACTACTGTGTCATAGACTTTTCTTGTTTCATGGTTCGCCTTTACAAGCAGATGCACCCATAAAGCAACATAATTCGGTTTTGTCTTATATCGCCAATTCTCTATGGCACGATCTAACTTGATAAAGCCTTTATCACTCAAAAGTTATGTCCTCCAAGCAATCCTAAACCTAACTGCACAGGTTTCTTGATTCTCGCTATCTCATCAGGCTCAAGCCAATATTCTTTCAATGTGCCTTTGCCTGGTACGGATTTGGAACAGATGTTCCATCCTTTTTGCTCTTTGATGTCTAGGATTCTCTGTGCCAAACACACCGAATTCGCCATAGACAGTAAATCAAACTTGTTGATGTGCTTACCTTGTAAGAGCAAGTCTTCAACGATCTCTTGTGTTGTCTTCACTTCCACACATCCTTTCTAGTGACCTTGTAGTCACTTTCTTCTGCATACTTCCTAAACTTGCATTTATCCTCGCTCCATCCTTCGTATCGCATCTTTAAGTGATTCTTCATAAGGATGTCGAACTCTAGCCATGTGTATCTGTCTTTTCCGTTGACCGGAATTGAACAATGGTCATGGTATAGTCTGTGTTCTTCTTTCGTTAATGCGACAATATTCCACTCATAGCCGACACCACTTGATGATCTCGGTATGACATGGTGATATTCTATGTTATATGGTGCTAGATAGACACCGCTGACACTTCTGTTGCCTTGCCTATCTAGTACCTTCTGTTTGGTCTCAAAGCTGATTTCTTTCGCTTTGGTCAGTTTACTTTTTGCCATACTTCTTAAAGTTCACATATTTCTGTAAATCTACAATTCCAATGTCCTCGGCTCTTGTATATTTCAAACCTTTTAAGATTCTTTCCTGTTCTTCTTTGGTGTACAATTTACGGAATTCTTCAGCTAGATCCTTGATGTTCAAGTCTTCTTGAAGTCCTTGCCATCTGTCGGTTTTTTCTGCCTGTCCGTTTTTTTGGATGGCAGTTTTTTCTGCCATCGGCTCTTGTGCTTCTAGTTTTTTGTCCTCATCGCAGACAAGTGACAAAGCCATCAATGTGGTGTATCTTCTTGCATATGTCAATGCAGATCCATAGAGTTGAGCAGAATTCATTTTGTTCTTGCCATCTCTTGAAACGATGTTTTCCGGCACTACGATTTCTGCACCACGAATCCATTCTTTGATCTCTTCATCGTAGTAATACACATATTCTTTGAGGTTCTCTGTGCCTGTTTTCATCTTTGGGATTTTGAATCCCTGAAGAGCAATATCACCCAAGGATGCATAGTTATATCCGTAAGCCTTTGATGTGTTGGCTACAATCTTTTTGTCTGTCATTCTTCCACCTTCACTTTCACATATGGTTCTTTCGGTAAGATTGGCTTGGTACAGAAGTAGTCATATGCATTTACATCTGCGACTTCGCCTGTTTCCCCATTCACCACTTGGATGGTTTCCCTTTTCATTCGGTCTGTATCGATGGTGTATGTGAGTTTGTCTTTTGGATAGACTAATTGAAATGTGTACCGATCAATCTTAACTGTTGTGTTCTCACCAGGATTTGTATAAGGAAGTGCGACAGTTCTGTATTTGTGCTTTTCCTCTTTCCACCAATCCTCTAGCATGAGCATGGTTTCATATTTGTTGTCATAGTCCTCATCAACCTTGATGATTTCTTTTGCTTTTGTTTCTACGATTTCGTTCATAACCAATATCCCCATACGAATGTTGAAATTGTCATCGCAACGAGCATCAGCAGAAGAACGAGCATGATGTTTCTTGCAATTAGTTCTTTTTGTTTGTTTGTCATTTGACCCTTTCTTGTGTATCTGCCCTATTAGGAATCCACCACAGTAAGAATTGAGGATAACTAAATCATGAAAAGAAATACTTTTAAGCAAATGTAAGGAGTTTTGTTTCATTATGGGCAATTGTGATGGACTCCTAGCAGAGCAGATACGATATAATATAGATGTTTCAATAAAAAAGCCGTCCTTCCTTGGACGGCACATTTTATATACAATTCCATAATCGTTATTCATACATTATGCGAAGTAACATTAATTTAGGTTATTTTTTTAATGTTTTGCTATGCGATTTTAGTTATTGCGAAATTGTATTGTGTGCCGTTCATGGAAACTGTCAGTTGCTCATCGATGCCGTTCTGCTTCATGATCTCATACACTTGGACTATCTCCGGCAATGTCCAATCCGTTTGGTTGGTTTCTTTGTAGTACAGAGATGTTCTAGTGATGCCGATCATGGTTGCAAATTCTTCGGCAGATAGCTTTAATTGTTTCCTTATCTCTTTTGTGGTTATCTCATCACCTCATCTTTCCTTGATTCAATTATCTCACCATAAATTAAATTGTTCAATAAATTAATCAAAAGTTGTTGACACTCTATGTGCATAGTATATAATAGTAGGTGTAAGGACAAAGTCCTAAAGGAGAAAGAAAGATGACAAAGACACAGAAGAATTTAGAAGCATATGTAAAAGCAACGTGCGACAGTTTCAATGCGACACTCAAACTCGCAATAGAATCCAACTGGTCACTCGCAGATTTCTACAAATCATTAGACAGATCATATGAACTTTGCTACGGTGCGATCTTATTCGCCAAGATCTACGAAGAGAAGATTGATGATAGAACGGCAGAGGATTTAAGAATAACACTTACCCATGCGAGATATATTGCTTTTGAAAAATTTTATCTAAACTAAAACATCACAGAAAGGAGAATAAAAATGGAATTAAAGGATGTTCTTATCAAAAGTCTTCCTAAAAAGTGCAAAGACAGAGTGCAAGACTTCTACTTCGATGATGGTCTTATCGATGGCTGCTTATATATGTTGGTATTTAATCCACCATATCAGCTTTGGGGATATGAAAGTGTTCCTGTTAAGAACATTGATGAAGCGAAACTTTACGTTAAACACGCAATACCAACAAAAAAGCATTGATTGTCTGCGAAACAACCAATGCCGGAGATGAGTAAGATTAGCCACCCTACTCATCTCCATCTTACCATAGAAGGAGATTAAACATGAATCAGGAACAGATTTTAGAGTATATCAGCAATGTTAATATCACAGACCTCGATGCCATAAAGAAGATGATCGAGGAAAGAGAAGCGGAAATGTATGAAGAAGCATGGTGGACACATGAAACGATAGATGAATACCTTTACAAGGTTCACTACCAGGATGGCCACACACACATTACTTGCAAAGGTGCAGACTCCTATCAAGAATACATGAGAAATGAAGATGCCGTTTGGATTGAGCGATACACCAAGGATCTGTTCCCTACATATGAATTCTTGATGAGAAAGGAACAGGCATGAACAAAAAGGATTATGACATCAAATACCAAAAAGAGAATATAAGGCGAATAAACCTATCTCTGCATCGTGAAAATGATAAGGACATAATTGCATACCTAGAATCGCAAACGAACGTACAGGGAACTCTAAAACGGATGATAAGAAAATATATGAAAGAAAAAAAGCAGTAAGATACGGTTTACTGCTTTTCTTTTGGGTTTGCCCGGGACCAATCGGGCATTGCCGTTTTGTTGTCTTGGAACAATATTATTATATCAAAATAAAAAGGCGATCTCTCGCCTTGCGATTGTGCAAAGGCTCTACCTAGGTTTATCCTTGTGAACACATCGCTCATCGCCTACACCACTATGCAATGGTTCGGTGACCATCATTATTATAACAAAAAAAGGGATGCCGAAGCATCCCAATAAACAGGAGAAAAATCACAAGCCGATATCTCACTTGCGATCACTCCAAAATAAAAAGCAGATGTTACTCTGCTTCAAACTGGCAAAAGAAGAATGCTCATTCTCCTTTCGATACAATTATACTACTTTTCTATGAACCAAATCGGTGGTTCGACATTGTTATCCTTGAGCCATTTTTTGAATAGTGAGGAATAGAACCAATCGCCTTTTAATTCCTTAAAGTATCTTTCGGCACAGGTCATGATTTCTTCTTTGTTGTCGCTCATAAGATTCATCATGACTAATAATTGAGTCCGCAGATTGTCTTTCTCGCTCTTCTTCTGCTCTTCAAGGATTTTATCTATTTTCTGTTCGATTGGTTTTGCTTTGTTGTTATCATGTCTAGTGATTAGGAATTGAATTAAACCGCTTCCTAATACTGCACCGACAACGGCAATAATTACATCCTGATTCATTTATATCCACCTTTCAGCGATGTTTTTCATCTGCTTCATATCTGCTTTCATTTCCTCATTTTCACTCTCTAACGAGTTTATTTTGGCTCTAGTTACATTTAAGAATTCCTCTAACTGTTTCACAAAATCTTCTGCGACAGGATAGTAGATAATTCCAATGTCTGCACACCAACGATCATTTGCTATTTTGTACCACTTATAGCCATCAGCTTCTTTTGTATTTAAGACATTGTAGTACCCTTTTGACACATGACCGACAATCTCGGCTGACAGACTCGGTTTCGTTCTTATCCGTAAAGTTTCATCTGTGCATTCGATTTGATTCACAGAAGTATTCCTAGGAACAGGCAGAACGGAATCATATGGATAATGTAAGACACCTAATAAGTTTCCATTATAATCGCCTATCTTCGCATTCCTGAACGAGTTTGGATCTCCGTTTCTGTACTCGCTTGTCATCACATCTGTTTCACAGAAGATGATATGTCCGTATTCTCCATCATAAACGAGGATATCTCCGGCAATCGGTTTATAACTCTTATCAGTAATAGGAATCCATGGATCTCTGTAATTATCAAGCCAATCTTTCGCATTGGGATAACTGCCTGTCTTTGTTGCTCTGTCCCAATATGTCGGTGGAGTAAAGCCACACTCAATGGCTCGATAATACCCATACCAAGTACATTGATATTGGCTTTCAATATTCCATCTGTATGGCTCTGTTCCTACTTTAACAGGCTCTGTCCTAATCTTGAACATTACCCAACCTCACTTTGATTATTAACGTTGATTTGGACATCTTCGTATTTAATGTACTTTAATTCTTTCATTGACTTTATTTTTGCGATGACATCTTTTGCTATGTCGATTGCCCAAACTATAAGAATGGTAAACACCTCGACAGTAGAAATAAAGTCAGTAGAAATAGTGATGTCCTTTGTCAATTGAAGAGTCAATGCGAATAAGTTTAAAGTGTAGCAGAATGCGAAGATACACAGACCGATTACGAATGCCTTTAAAATTCCAAAGAAGAATTTCTTGGCATCGAACTTGTCTGTAAATGTTCCAATAATCGTTCCTAATACGATATTGATCGCAGAGAGAGAACCGACAACAATTAACATCAAAACTATCGTTTCAAGGTTCTCTTGTACTGCTTTTTCAATCGTTTGAATTATCGTTGACCAATCCATCTTCTACCTCACTTTCTATCGGTTCTTCGATGGTTTCTTCTGTTTCCTCGACAGGCTCTTCTGTTGGATCTTCTTCGATAGGTTCTTCTGCTTCTTCTTCGGTTTGTTCTTCTTCAGTAGGTTCTTCCACTACTTCTTCAGTAGGTTCATCCTTTTGCTCTTCCATCGGCTCTAGTTTCGTTTCTAAAGCCATTTTTAAGCCGTTAGAGAGCGATTTGCCTAAAGTTCGAGTATTTGTTTGGATAACTTCCATCGGTGTGCTATCGACTTTAAATTTGAAATTCAATGAACCCATATTTCCGTTGGAATCAGTAGCAACAATCTCACCGAATAAGTACTGTGCTTCTTGAGTTAATTCACTCGGTACATTGAAAGTAACTTGATTGCCGTTGACTTGTCCTTCATACTGATTCGTTCCAATTAAAACCTTCGCAGATGTCGGTGAATACTCTTCTATGCCGTTGAACAAATTAAAAACGATTCTTCTAGCAGAATCGTATTGACTCACCATGACTAATGGTAAGACTCGGTCAGGAATCATGTTCAAATTGTAGGTATTAACAATCATTGTGGACTCCTTTCAATGTGAAGCTGAATCTTATTTGAGTAGCATTCTCCATCGGCATCAGCAAGTTTTATTTTGGCATCGTGGAATCCTGGTTCTGCACTTAATTCCTCGGTGCATTTACCGATCAAAACACCATCTTCATTGGAAAGTGGTATTTCTGCATTTTCAGTAACTAATGATGCAGTAGTGAATGAGGTTTCTGTTGGTGTTGCCAATTCATAATAGAGATAGACACCACTCATGGCGGTCTTAAAGGCGGATGCTGAAGTATAGGATGTGTTCTTTATCCATAGTGTTCCATTGTCGAGAACTTGATAAGTCATGTTTGGCATATTTGCCGATGACATATATCCGCTATTTGAATACATACCACAAGGTAAATCCTGTCCTCTTGTAAATCTGCCACCTGTTATTGTTGCTTGAAAGATAGGAATTTCAGAAATATAATCCCAAGTCAAATTTCCTAAATCTACCGCACCTACTCTTGTAATAGCCTTACTCTCTGTTAATTCATCATACACAGTACCTGCACTCTTCATTCCTGTAGGGAAATATGTAGATATAGGCAAGGATAAGGTAGATTCTTGATAGGATTCATAGGAAGATGCGGATGTGCCGATTTCAACTTGTGTGCCTATTAAGTCTGTTGGTGAAACAGATGTTTGTCCACCAGTAGTTGCAAAATAGATAAACATATTCATTGTATGCAAAGCAGTAAAACTCCATGTACCAGTTGTATTTTCTACCGAAGTGTAATCAACATAATCGGTGTACCGCCCTGCTGACAATGTGTTCATTGTGGTATATGTCACCGACGCTATTTTGAATTTGGTTTTATCATACGATACAGTATATGACTTGCCTTTTAACAATGGAACAACGCCGATAAGCCTTACATTATTTGGTGTGATTTCAAGTTCTTTGTTGCTATTAATCCACATCGAATAGTTCCGTACGCGCTCGACATTGAATAAGTTCTTCCCTACTGTCTTTATCCCACTACCGTTGAATGATAAGAGAGAACCTTGATTGTAAGAATAATAATCTAAAGGAAATAAAGACTTGAAATAAGCAACACCACTACCAATTTGTGCCGTTTCCATTGCAAGGATTTCATTCGCTTTTGTTTCGCCAAACATCGCAGTTAAGTCAAATATCATCGGCTTTGCGATTACATCAATCGTTCTTCCATTGGCAATATAGTAGTACCATCTTTTAGATGCTGTTGCCTTGCCTAAACCTTGTCTGTTTGCTGATAAAGTAGTAATACCACCATTATCGTTGTAAATTAAAAAATCTGTGCTATCTGACCCTTTGTCAACATAATAGACATGGTCAACGATTGTCATCGGTACATCACCAAAAGACTTATAAACAGTAGAGGATGCCGTTCCGCTAATATGCGATACAGTTCCGTTTTCTTCTTTTGTGAATGTGATTCCGTTCGTTGTCTGTGCATATGGAACGATACATATCTGATTCCATTTCAAAGTATTCCCTTTTATATCCGTTATTTTCGCCAATCCATCTTCTTCAGTAGGGCTTTCCCTATAAAGAAATTCCTGGTCTGTCAGTAACCATTGAGGATATTTGATATCACCCTTAAACGGAGATGTTGTAGGTGTACTTCCGTTTTCCGGCAATAACTGTTCCGTTCCACCTTTATAGGCTTTGAAGACTAACTGTTCCTTGACTTCGCTTGTATCGATCAATTCACCATTGTTATGTAACTCAAATTCCCATTGCCTTGCTTCGGTATCACCTTGTGATGCATGAATAGTAACAACATCCAAAGGATTCGGTGTCATATTAACTTTCATTCGACTATCTCCCACACTTTTGCCATTTCCTTGGCAGTTAAACCACTTTCCACTAAATCTTTCTCGTTGAATTTCATTAGTGGGATTTCTATTTCTTGGTCAAGTTCATTCAACTCTTTAACGAATAAAGGGAAATTTTCGCTCTCTTTATTGATCACTAAATTTCCCTCGACTTCTTCTCCGTATTTTTTGAACAGTTCCTGTTTGAATTGGACATACTCTCTTAACTCATCGCTTAACTTTCTAATGTTATAGGCAATTTTAAAGCCGATTGAACCTTTACATTCTGTAAGTGAATCGAGATTGATAAGTAAGTTTTCAGCTTGTGATGTTTTCATAGATTCTCCTTTAACTTGCACTAGAATAGCCTGTCGGTATCGCTTCGCTTCTTGTGGTTGTGTAACGGACATAGCCACCACTAAAGTAGATGTAGATCCCATTGACCTCAATGAACCCTTGAGGATTGATGTGAATATCATCTGCTGAAATTAAACGTAAGTCCTGATTTCCGGCAGAGTTAATATCGATTCGACCATCACCTTTTAAAGTGATCGTTGATGTCGAGTGCAACAATGTAGTACCATCGGACTTCATTTCAAGTTCATTGATTGTGCCACCATTTGAATCACAGTTTTTCAAAAGCACACTATTGCCTGTTGTAGAATACGATGATAATGATAACTGATTCGCCACTTTGTTCTCGGCATTATAGTTCCCATTCCATAACGATGAGTAGTTTTGTGTGGCATTACTGTTCATGATTAAGTAATTGCCGTAATAATCACCATTGAAGTTATAATTGCTTACATTGGCTTGTGTGTATGTGTTTGTATGCGACAAGGTTATGGAGTTTGCTCTCGTTGATGTTGCCAAATCATACTTGTAATTGGTCAAGAACATCGCATTCTGTGCCGTATAAGATGCGAGCGTTATTGTGTTTGATGATGGGTTTTCAGTAAGGTTTTTGTTTTTGTTTGCTAATGTAAAGACATTATTTACTGTGTTGGAAATCATGGACAAAGAGTTTGCTTCTAACGTAGTATCATCAAACTTGTAATTATATAGCCTTATTCTGTTTTGGTTGGATTGGTGGCGAATGTCAAAGTAGTTGTAAACATTATCGTTTGCATCTACGTTCTGCACCAAAAATTCTGTCTGCGGTTTAAATCTTGTAGTACCACTACCATCGAAGCTGACACCAAGAGGATTGTCTTGACCATCGCTATAGACACTAGCAGTAATATACTTATCGTTTATATCTCCAAACGTAATGGTAGAACCATAGATTTCCAATGCTCTTAAAGTGATCGTTGACAAGGCTTGTAAAATCATTTCGCCTGTCTGTGGATTGTAGCCTGTTGTCCATGTCTGCCCACCATCCGTAGTGACCATCAAGCCACTTGCCGACATATAATAACGTACATCGCTATCAGTTAATTGTGGTGCATTGTGTAAGTAAAAACGATAGCCACCACTTGGAAGTGATTCCCTAGTGAAGTACAAACCTAAACCATTGATGATGAGTTTAGCCATATCGTTTAAATCATCTTCGATATAGCCGACATCGATATCCATGTTACTTACTGCTTCATCTACTGCCGTACTTACTGAATCATTAATGATCGTATTCAAGTTAGCCTTGGCATCGCCTAACTCTATACTGTCATACTTATTTGTTAGTACGTTCCATTGAGTCTTAATAACTCGACTCGATGCTTCGACATTCAATTTGTCAAAGTAGACATGAACTGTATCGCCTAGACTGACTCTTTCCAACGGAAGAATGTTTTTGTATTCTTCTGTCTGCCATAAAGGAATGAAGTCTATTTTTATATTGATACTCGGTACTTCAATGGAATTATTCTGTGCATATGTTGTTGCCTTTTGCAGTAACTCTGCACTTGTCGGCACTTGCCCACTTTCGTAATCACTAGAAAAGTCTACGTTTAATATTCTAGGATAGGTCGCACCTGTCTTATTGAAGTAGGAATCGGCTTTGTATGTAACTTCATCCACAACGGCATAACCATAGACTCCATCATAGACATTTTCGTTATTCTGCTCTTGCGAGTAATCAATTAAGTTCTTGCCGTAGGAAATTCTTACTCCATTGTCTGCTCCTCTGCGAGCATGGAGTTTAACTGTTAAATTATCCCATTCATATTCAGGGCGAAGGACATCCAATACAGAACCTTCGTAGCCACCAAGACACTCACGAAAATAACGAGGAATATCGTTTGTAAACGTTGATGTAGTGTTAGTGATGTCTGTCCATGTACTAAAGGGATAACTTCCTAACATATTCGCAACGAGTTGGTTCTTGATGTTGACCGCACCTGTCGCAGTAAATGGCTTGACCACTACTTTACTTAAATCATAGGTAATGTGTTGGCAATGAACCGAAGAAATCATGTTGATAGGTTCATCGATCTTGTAGATCCTGAATATCTGCTCCGACCCATCACCTACTGTGACTTTAACTAGACCACTATTTTTTAAATCATTATAGTGTTTATCGTTTACGTTTACTGTAAAGTCTAATTCGTAGATACCATTCAGTTCTTCTGTGACTACACAACTTAATGGTTGTATTTGTCCTAGACCATTGGATGTATCACTTACTAATGTGGATAAGGATTTTGTGTTGTCTAAAATTTTCATACTATAATCTCCACCAACGAGGATAAATCTTGCATGAGGTAAAACCACTTACTGTGATCGTGTTCTCTTGTGTGAGAACAGGAAAGCCACCGACTATGGTCAAATCTCCATTGCGATTGATGTTTCCTTCGTAGGCATCCTGGATCTCGCAATCGATGAAGGTTGTCGAGGTATTTGCCGACAAGGTCAACACACTAGAATTGATGGTGATGCTTCCTGTTCCCACTAACTCAATGAGTGGGAAAGCATTAAAGTTGGTTGGATTGATCAAGGACTTGGTGTTGTTTATCTCTATTGCGTTCTCACCCATTTTAAGCCATTTCTGTGGCTTGAAATTGAAGTTTAATGTAAATGTTCCTCTGTCATTAAACTGCCACATAGAAGGCTCTATTTGGCTCTCAAATGAAGCCATCATAAAGACTTCCGGCTCTTCTGTGGTTTCAAATCTTGCGTAACCATTAACGGCTGACAGTTCATTGATTAGAGAATTATAGTTTTTGTTCCAATCTTTTCTAATGTGACACTCAAATGGTCTAGTTATATTTGAATACTTGTCTTGGGAAACTTGGACATCTCCGTTTTTCCCTGGTACAGAATAATAATCGACCATCTTTTCAGGTTTTCGCCATAACTGTGATCCATCGTAAAAACAATTGTAGTCAGAAAGGCTGATGCCGTTGAATGTTAATGTTTCGTTTTTTCTCACTTGTACACCAACCTTTCTCTGTTCATTTTCTGCGTTAATCTGTCGATAACTACATCTGCCAACTGATAGACATTTTGATCCTGTGCGTTAATGGTCATGTTGATGGTAGTTCCTTTAGATGCCTTGGCGATCATGTTCATAAGACTATTCGTGCCGACAATGGTTTCACTTCCACTTTCGCCACCACCTAACAGTTTTCCATCCATCATGCCGAAGATGGTAGGATTGTTTAAAATCATGCCGTTCTTCATGGCTTTGGAATACCAATCAATTGAGAAGTGAGGAACTCTCGGTGGCATCAAACTGAATGACCCACTAATAGAGATGTGTGGAAGTTTCAGCTTTGGAAGACTCCACTCAAACTTAAAGAACGATTTGATTCTTTCAATAGCATTATGAACGGCTTCTTTTGCCGAATTGATCTTGTCGCTGATTGCATTCTTGATTCTGTCGAATGTGTTTGATATGGAAGTAAATAAAGCACTTGCCTTTTCTTTAATCGTGTCCCAATTCTTCCACAGTAAGACACCGATGGCAATTAAAGCACCGATGATCCCTATCACTATCCCAATAGGACTCGTTATGAATGCGAACGCACTCGATAGACCCATGACAACTGTTGTTATCTGTGAGATAAGTCCGGCTAATGGTGAAATGGATGCAATCAAAGCCAAAATAACTAATATGGTCTGTTGCGTTCCACCATCAAGATTGGCAAACCATTGGACTACTTTAGTGACTACATCCAAGACTTTTTCAAATGCCGGAACTAACGAACTCGCAAGACTTGCACCCATTGTCAGGAATGCCTGTTCGGTTCTGCCTTTCATCCTATCAATGGAGTCTTGTAAAACATTGGCATCATCCACCATGTCCTGTGACATGATTAGACCCAATCCTTCGGCTTCATCTCCTAATGCTTTTAAACTAGCACCGCCATCATCAATGATGCCAGCCATGTCCATAGCAGACTTGCCAAAGATCTCCATTGACAAGGCATCTCGTTCGGTTTCGTTTTGAACCTTGGATAACGCATCCAACGAGTCATACCAAACATCCTTTGCATCTCTCATGTTTCCGTTGGAATCGGTAAGAGAAACACCCAAGGTTTCAAAAGCCTTGTTGCCTGATGACATCTGTTTTGTCATCTTTTGGATCGAACCTGTCATTTGATCCATAGACACATCAACGATGTCACTTGCGTATTTCATCTTTTGCAGTTCTTCAACTGTAAAGCCTGTTTGAGATGATAAAGTATTAAGGTCATCTGCCATCGATGCAGAATTGATTGCGTTTCCTACCAACGCAGTAGCCAAACCACCACTTACGGCAGAAATTGCTTTTGTCTTCTCTGCTACTTCTTTTGAAGTTCCGGCAATTACGTTAAGAGCAACGTTAGACCTACCTAGTGCATCTTCATACTCATCCAATGCACTCTTGGTTTCTATTATTTCTCGTTTTAATGCGTTCTGTTGCTCGATGGTTTCACTTGCATTCGGTGCAGATTCCATCTGCTTTAATGCGTTGTTCAATTCATCGAGTCTTTTCTTTGTATCTTCTGTCGCTTTCTTTAATAGATCCTGTTTCTGTCTTAACAGTTCTGTGTTCGTAGGATCTAATTTAAGCAACTTATTGACATCTTTAAGCTGACTTTGCGTATTCTTCAAGGAAGAATCTATCGATTTTAAATTTGCTTGGAATCCCTTTGTATCTAACCCTAGTTCAATGGTGATTCCTCTTATCTTTTGACCTTTAGCCATTTACTTTCTCCCTTTAGAATCGATCGAAGTCTTCTTGATTTGCAATCTCTCGCCAATCATAAGAATCGTTCGACTTCTCGACAAACATATCATTCACCATACCGACAGTTAATTCATCCAAGTCACTCATGGATAAGCCGACTTCGGTGCAACGTAAAAGGAACAGAGCGGTACTCATTGACCGCTCTGTACTTCTACTTTTTTTTTAGGTTTTTCAAGTTGCTCGGTATTCAATGCCCACAGTTCGATAATCTGCGGAAGAATCATGTAAATATCGAACATTTCAAACTGATCCAACCAATCATCAGGATCTTCAGGAATAGAATGGTCATACTGCCATGCCATAACATAGGCAATGTTCATGAAACACTCTAATTCATTCGCTCCTAGAGATTGGTCATTGACCTTTGGGATAAGATTTTGGATGTCCTTAAAGAGATCCTTGTTAAACTTTTCCCTATATTTTTTTACTGTTGTGGCAGTAGCCTTAAAGCCGACTTCTCTGCCATTTATGCTTATGATTTTCTCCATATTTTTTTTATGCCGGTTCTACTACTGCCGTAAACCAATTGGCATAAGCACTCGCACTCTGTGGGCATCTAGCCTTTACAACTTCATCGTTGATTCTCGGCATAGCCGTGATCGTGATGGATTCGGTCTGCGGTTCGATGCTTTCTTCCTTGGTGCTTCCATTTACAGAAGGTCTTGATGCAACACATCTGTATAAGCAATGTCTTGTTGCGTTCTCATCGCCTTCAAATTGGAACAGTAAAGCAAATTCAACTGTCGGTGCATTTGCTTTTTCGACATAGATGCCTTTGGTTTCGTTTAACTCTTCGCCTAAAATTGCAGTTCTAAACTCATCAGGCAGTAAAGCGACTTCAAGGTCACCCTGATAGCCGTTGTTAGCCGTAGATGTAAAAAACGCAATATTATCAGCATAGAAGGTGTTGGTATCGCCCTGTGCTTCAAGGCTCAACGATACACCACCTAAAATTCTCTGTGGTGTGTCATAAGTCAGCACTCCACCATTGTCTGCCGATACAGGTGCGAAATAGACATTTGTCAAACCATACTTGATTTTGTTTGCCATATGACTCCTTTATTCAGTAATTACTTCAGTTACATAAGAGATTTGATACAAGTTCTCTTGTCTTATGTATGTTTCTGTTTTGTCATAAAAAAAGCCATTCTCATTAAGAACGGCTTCGATAGTTTGCTCAAGAGCAAAGTCTTTGGTGCTTTCATACAGTTCTATATTCAACGTATCGATTGAAACATAGTTTATATTGTCAGCACCAAAGTCATCGTTGTTTGGATAAGTGAATACGATATAAGGTGCTTGTG